GAAGTCCGGAGATGTCTCCATAGACCTCCAGTGCAATGTCAGAGAGCGTCTGGCGCTTGAGTACGGTCACTTTCATTTCACAACTTCTTTTTAATACCAACTCCGATAAAGAAGCCGACTACAAGAGCGGCTATTAAAGCAGCCACATACACATACCAGGGCATAAAGCCTTTGACTCCGCCGGTGACTTTTTCTTCCTCTTCCTTCAGGAGGGCAGATTCGCCTTTTTCAATGCTTGTGCTGTCCAGCTGCTGAAGCTGCTGCTCCGTCCTGTTAAACGAAGCCCCTGCAGATGTCTCCGAGTACTTCGACGTAGTGGTAGTGCTCCGGAGAGTCACATACTGCACACCGTTTGTGTCCGGCTGGGAGAGCTGCTCCCACACTGTCACCTGCTCGGTCCATTCGTGTGTCTCAAGCTGCTGCTGTGACTGCTCATTTACAGCCGTCTCAATGTGTTTAGTGAGTGCTGAACTGTCAGTCTTAGTCTCCAGCTGGGTAGTCCGAGAGGTCTGCTCTCTGCTGAAACGCGGAGAGCAGGCCGCAAGGACAAGCAAACACACAAAAATTGAATAAACGTACCTACGCATATTCTTATATCTTTTCGCCGTGATAACTGGCGTCATACAATACTTTTCCCCGCTGTGGGCCATTCTTTTTATGGCTCACGTGGATAAAGCCAGGATAGAGGATCACCTGGTCGAAAGGAAGCTGCAGTGCCAGGATCCTTCTGGCCAGGTCTACCGGCCTGAAGAATGCGCTCCGGATGTCGGCTGCTTCGCCCTTCATGTGCTGCGAGGCCTTCGCTCCGTTGACCAGGGCATTAAGTTTCGGGCAGCGATAGCCGCTGTTGACTATGATTGAAGCTCCCAGAGAGTCCCGGAGAGGCTGCAGTACCGTCCGTACAAGAGAAATGATAGAATCCCTTATCTCTGCCGTAGGGATGCGATTGTCAATCCCTGCAGCAGCGGCATGGCCGGAGCGGGTAAACTCTATAGATGAAAAATTTTTGCTGATGTCTCCCATATTTTAGTCCTCCTTTTTAATTTCTTCCTCGACTTTTTCGGCATTCTCCTGGAACTGCTGCAGATAAGGTATTTTCTTTATGATCTCGAAGCTAAGTACATAATACAAGAATTTAATGCCCTTGCTTTTCGGCAGCAGTTTATGGGCATTCCGAAGGATATTGACGAAATAAAAGTATATGATAGCATAGACTACCCCGCTGATGCACTGGACAGCTCCGGAGGGATTCCCCATCTTCTCTCCGATGAGGTAAATCGAAAGAACGATGACATAGAAGACCAAAGTCTCCACGATGCAGCGGAAAAACTTCTTAAGGTTGAACCTCTCGCCCTCCACTCCGACGCCGGCAATGAGCCCAAAAACGCAGTTTAACAGGAAGACGAAGAAGATCACGAAGATGATGTCCTTCAACGGGGCAAAGTAACCGATTACAACGCTAAAAATGGTTACTATCAGATTTCTCAAGGTGTTAAGCATAGCTGGCTTTGATTTTAATGGTTTTATCGTTTACACTGACGCTTTCCACCGTCTGACCGTCCATCTCCAGCTGGTCGCGGATCTCCCTGGACCATCCGAGCCAGTCGTGGTCCATAAGCATCCTGTCGATACCGACTCCGACCGACACGTCATCCTTCAGGTCTCCCTTATGAAGGGCCAGGATGAGCGCCTGATTCTGGTTCAGTATATCGCCGATGACCAGGCCGGAAAGAATCCGCCCGGCAGCATCAGTCAATACCCTGAAGTCAAGATCAAAATCTGTCATTTGTATTCCGGTCATACTGTCAGTGCTTTATAGTTTCATCTTCATAATCGGACTTATTAAACTGGCTGGCCTTACTCATCACCGCCGGAGCTGTAACCGGCTTCGCGTTAGGGAGTCCTCCGCAAACAATACTGCCAGAAGGGATAATGTGCGTATGACTATTGAAGGCGTTTACCAGTTCATTGATCTTGCTTGTCAGACTCTCGATATTGACAAGCCCGCCCAGCTTCCCGCCGTTTATCTCAATCCGGTCTATGGCGTCCATAGCCAGCACGACCAAGTCGGTAAGGTCTCCGGAGAGGGAGCCGACTATAACGGCCGTGTCGGTTTTAGGGACAAAGAGCATCTGCGCCTCATTTGAAGCTTCAGAAGCCCGGAGGCGAATCCCGGCAATGTCGATATCTCCGAAGCGGACCGTACAGGTAATGTCTTCGACAGATACCACAATGCCCTGGTAGACGGTGATAGCCGCCGGCCCCACTGCAGCCCGAAGGTTTCTTAATAGTCTTTGCTCAGGTGTCATTGCCTTATGTCAGTCTATAGCCCAGTTCTACCGTCCGCTTTCCGCCGGCCGAGCTGAACTCGGTTGAAACGGCCCTCACATAGTAAGCGCCGTCTTTGTATTCATAGTCTTTGTCATGCAGGACGGCCTTGTCCCCTGGCTTGATATACGGGACAAGCCAGGTGACGATATTGCCGTCATAGCCGTCGAAGGTGAGCCGCTTGTGCTCACTCTCCCCGCGAAGCTTCATAGATTCGTCGTCGCTGGAGACAGACTTCACTACGACCTTATCTCCGCCGGTGGTGCCATACTCCCTCTCCTTCACTTTTCCGTCAGGCAGCAGCGCCTTCACTACGACTCTCACCCTCCGGTCCTCCGTGCGCCTGTATGTAAGGTCGCAGTCCTGGACATTCTGGAAAAAGTCATAATAGACAGTATTGCCGACTTTTTCTCCGGGCGCATGGACATGCAGGGTGTTATCCTGGATATATATATCCGCTCCGCATTCTTCCTGGACTTTTTTGAGCACGTCGTAGCCGGTCGCATTGTTTATGACGAAACTCTTATAGGTCCAGTCATAGGAGCAATCCACCCTATACCCCCCTCCGATACCGCTCACGACGGTATCTAAGAGGGCATTTAAGGTGATATTTGAAAGCTGCTTATTGGCCAGGGACTTCCTGAACTGGAACAGATCATCCTCACACTCAAGCATAATTGCGCCATTGTCGGAGCCGATGCGCTGCACCCAGCCCTCGAACTCCCGGACCATACCTATTTCCTCATACCCGAGGTCGATCACGATACGGTCTCCGCGATGGATCTTCTGCTCCACGTCCAGGGCAATGTTATACTCGGCACCTGGAAGAGTGACCACGGCCGTATCTGCAAGCTGCTCGACGGAGCGGGTGATTTCCACCTTTTCCACCATACCAAGCTTGTAATCGCCGACTACTATGTCAAACTTCATCGTAAACATTGCCTATATTTGTTTCAAGTCTTCACGCCTGAGCAGCAGCTTGTAAATGTCGTCGCTCACGGCACTGATTGAAAAAGCCTGATTCGCTTTTCCGGAAGTAAAAGGGATGCTCCAGTCTTCCACTACCATCTGAGTGATTGAAAAGAGCTCCATCTGGGGAGACTTTACAAGCACCTTTCCAGCCTCGCAATACGAGCGCAGAGTCTTGACGTCCTCAGAAGGGTAATTCCCATCCTTTCCCATCAGGATGCCGGAGATGTTTATCTTGTAGTCTCCCTGGGCCCAGCGCTCCTTTATGGTGCCTCTGACGGCTCCCTTGGAAACCTGCTTTTTTACGAGAACATTAGAGCCCTGTATGGTCACCTGCGGCTCATAGGGAAGCAGCCACCAGGGACCGCCCTCCACGGCAAAGGATAGCGGGAAGACCATAGGCACGCCGCGTGCATTGGTGACAAGCATCTCTTCCAGCTGTTCGTCAGAGAGATTCTCTATCGGATCCATAGAAGGAGCCACACCTGCAGGAGGGATAGGATTGAACAGCCCGAATGGACGGACCATCTGGCTGTAAATCTTCTCCAGTATGAATCTATACTCTGTCATCGTGCTGCACTTATTGCTATTTCAAGGGACCGGTTGACGCTCTCAAGCACTGCATCACGCAGCTCCGGGAAACTGCGGCCGTCGGAATTGGTAATATTCACGTCCTCAAAGAATTTGCTAATATTAAGGACTATCGAAGTATTACGTGTGCCACCGGTAGTGATGGCCTTTGCCGTCGAACCGGCAGTGTTTCCTGTCGTTAATCCTCCTGCTGTAGATGCGTCAAAAGTGCCGGCTCCTACTCCGGCTCCTGCTGCCGCTTTCGGCTCACTTATAGCATTCTTGGCATCTTGTTTCCTTCGCTCTTCCTCAAGATGGCTGCCAAAGTTATCCCTGACTCCGGATGCCAGAGCACGAGTAGAAGAAATGGCATTACCTGCCGCAGTAATGCCGGCAAAATCCCTGGCGCCTTCATTGGCAGTTTGCCACGCTCCGGCAAAATCGCCCTTGAATAGCTTTTGAAATGCCAGACCAAGCTTGCCAAGTCCTGTAAGCAATCCCTGGATGCGGTCAATCACAAACTGTTTAAGGATATTTCCAAACCCCTTTATAGTGTCCCACACCGTCAAAATCACGGCCCGGAATCCTGCAAATTTATTCCAGCAGATGATAACTGCTGCTGTAAGCGCAGCAATCCCAGCTACTACAAGTCCGACAGGATTGATGGACATTACAAAATTCAGCACCTTGAAAATCCCCGTCAGGACTTTTGTGGCTATCGCTGCCTGCATAGTAATGGCATTGTATGCAACAAAGCCGGCAGCCAAAGCACCGAGCACGGTTACAAGGATATCCAAATGCTCGGAGGCCCAGGCAGCAATCTTACCGATGAAGTCCAGGCCCTTCCCGAGCGCATTAAGTACAGGGATGATGAAGGGCTGGATGATGTTGTATAGCTCCAGAAGCGTACCTATGAGCTTGCCCTTCAGCTGCTCAAAGGCGCCGTATGAAGTCTCGGCTATACGGCCGGTCATATTGTTAAACTTGCCGCCTTCGCCGGTCGCCTTCTGGAAAGCGGCCCGGACCATATCGAAGGTGACAAGGCCCTTGGACATTTCATCCTTCAGCTGGGCGACCGACTTCCCGGTCAGCTCGGAGATGTCAAGCAAAGGATTATAACCGGCATTTATGAGCTGCATAAGGTCCTGGCCCTGCAGCTTACCGGCAGCACTGATCTGCCCGAATACGAGGGCAAGCTGCTGAAACCGGTTCTTGTCTCCCTGGGCGACGTCGCCGAGCATCTTCAGGTCGTCTACCACCGTCTCCGTGCTTACGCCGAATCCCAGCATAGTCTGAGCGGCCGACTGAGTCGTAGTGCGGTCCCAGAGGGTATTGTCAGCATACTTGTTTATTTCGCCCAGCATCTTTGCGGCCTTTTCCTCATTACCTACGAGGACATTGAAAGCGACGGCTGTCTTTTCGGCCTCCATTCCAAACTTCGACACGACGCCTATTCCGGCCGTTATAGCGACGATTGGATTAGTAATGAACTCTGCGCCGGGAAGAGAACGGAAAGCGTCTCCCAGGCCCTTTCTGACACTTGAAGAAAACTTCGTGGCAGAACGGTCCGCAGAATCCATACAAGACTGCAAGGTCTTGATCTTGGAGACTGACTGGGAATCGCCTTCAGTTGCAATCTCTATTATGTACTGGGCTATATTCATATGCTCTTACTCTCTGACTGCCGGATGTGTTTAAGCTGGGCGATAGTCTGGGCCCATTGCTGGTCTGAAAGCCCGTCAGGATCCATGTGGAGATAGTATCTTATCAGCGTATCGAAATAGCCTACCACGTTTGCCTCCGGACGGCCATCGGCCAGCTCTATAGCTTTTTTAGCTCGGCCTCCTTCGTTTCAGACAGCGCCCCGAGAATGGGAACCGCAGAGAAGAAATAATTGTCGTCAGTCTGAAACTCCATATCTCCGTCAATCCAGCACTGTTTCAGGAGGATTTCCGAAAACTTCACGGAGTCCTTGGCCTGGTTGGATCCGGCCATTGCAAAAGACAGGTCCTTCCTGGTCGGTTTGTGAAGGACAGCCTTTTTATCTTCGCAGGTGATCTCAAAGACCTCCCCGTATTTTTCTTTCCAGCCCTTAAGCTGTTCGTCTGTGTAGGTAAACATTTTTGTGTGTTTTAATAGTGTTTATTTGCTGATAAAATGGGCTGGGGCCGTAGAGCCGGCCCCTCCCATCTACTGATAGTCCTCGATGACGTCGAGCATCACGAGGGGAAGCTCGATCTCCATGAATTTGTCATTCTGATTGAGCCCCTTCGGCACAGAAGTGATTTCCACGCCTGAGAGGAGATCGGTCTTGATAACGTCTCCCTTGGAGGGGTTGCCGTAAGACACGAGGATGTTGAAGTTCACGTCCAGCACGTCTCCGCCGGCAGCTGCCGTCAAAGCGTCCAGCTCTGACTGGAGGATGCGGATGGAGCCCTCATAGGACTTGTTGCCCCGCTGGATGCCGTGGGGCTTGTTACCCTTGGCATACAGCGCCTCTTTTTCCTGCGAAGCAGTGTAGCTCACGCCCCGGATTCCGGTGACGTCGCGGCCAGCCATCACTACAGTGACGTCTGCCCATTCATATTCTCTGGTATCAAACATAGGGCTTAGCTGTTTTGAGTGAGAAGTCCGATATTGACAATGATGTCACGGGCATAGCCGAAAGGACGCACCTTCAGGGTGCCCTCCACCTTGGAGGTAGAGAGGATATTCTGCTGAGGATCGATGAAGAACTTACAGCCACTGCCTGAAACCACGGAGAGCTCTCCGGCAGCGGACATCTGCTGATTGATTGCATCTTCCACTGCAGCCTGCCAGCTCTTGAGGATAGGCGTCTGCATGGTGCCGTCGGCATTCACCTCGATCTCATCGATCAGGAACTGCAGCATAGTCACGTAGGCAATGCGTGCAGCCTTGTCGACGGTGCGACGTGCAGTGAGGTGCGCATAATCGTCAGTGCCGGCTACTGCAAGGTGGTCATCCACCATATAATACCCGGGCAGACCGACATAAATGCGAGGGCAAATGTAGCCCTTTGCATAGAGGGCATCCACCACGGACATAGCCAGGTCGACGCTTGAAGAACCGATAAACATCTCTTCAGGTGCGAGTGCGCCGGAAGCGACACGGCCTATGTTACGCTGCACAGGGGAGGCAGCGATACGGCCGGCAACGGTGCCTACAGCTGCGTTGATGGAATCGGTCACGAAATCTCCGATGAAGACGCCTACACGGTTGTAAGCCAGGGACGTCAGATCGGGCGCATCAGAAGCAGAGGTGAAATGGCGTCCTTCGAGAATGGCAAACA